CTGTCAACACTTGCCGTGGTGGCGTTTCTCGCGTTCTGCAGCGGGGCGGCGGCGATGATCGCGGTGGCGATGTTCCTGCTGGCCAAAAACCGGCCGGTGATCGAGCCAGGCGCGGAGCAACAACGCTGGGAGTAAAACGCCATGCCCTACCACGTTTATTTCAACGGAACGTTTCCGGTCCGCTTCTCGCGCATCGGCGTGCGCAAAATGTGGGAAGTGGTCGCCGAGAGCGAGGCCACGCCCTTCACCGACAAAGACAAGGCCCACGAGCACGCGCGGGCCTACGAAGTCAAGACCTACGCCGTGTCCGATGCCGGACTGGCCATTCAACCCAAGCAGTCAATCAAATAAAACTATGAAACTCGAAGACATCATTTCCCTGGCCCGCAAGTTCGCGGCGACGCGGTCCAAACTCGCCCACCTGGTCGATCACATTCGGCGCGGGCAGCAACGCATCGTGGACAACAATCGGGCCAAGCTGAAAAGCCTGGTCAACGCCACCAACACGAGCCAGGCGTTGCTGGCCACGGCCATCGCCGAACATCCCGAACTGTTCGAGAAGCCGCGCACGGTCGTGGTGGACGGCGTCCGCATCGGCCTGACGACGGGCAAGAGCGGATACGACATCCCGAACGAGGAAACGACCATTGCCCTGATCAAGCGGCATCTCGGAACGGGGTTTCTCCATGTGCGCGAGTCGATCAGCCGGGAAGCCCTGGACGCGATGGACGACGATCAACTCAAGCGCATCGGCGTCCATCGCAAGCCGGTCGATCCGAACGTCATTGTCATCAAGCCGACGGACAGCGCGGTGGACAAGCTGGTCAAGGCGTTGCTCGAAGACCCGAAGGAATCGGCGACGGCCGACCTACCGGCCTGAAGGCGGAGGCCACCTGAAAACTATGAACGACAATCACAATCCCAAAAAAGGCTCGCTGCCCCTTATCGCGCTGGCCGTGCTGCTCGCGCTGTTCGCCCTGTGGGCCTGGTATCAGGCCAGCCAACCCAACGTGCCTTTTGAACCCTAATTATGAACGCCACCATTGAAACGATACTTGACAATGCCCGGAGCTACACGCGGCTCGGGCGGTTGCAGAGCGTGACCATCGCCGCCAACGGCGAGATGCGGGCTCTTTACGAGCATGGAAGCATTTCCTTCGATGCCGAGGGCGAGCCGCAAATGGCGCAGGGAAATCCCGAGGCGGCGCGGCTGCTGGCGGACGAAGCGGCGGGGCGATTGATTCACGCGCGATGAGTCCGAGCGCCGGACTGGCAATTCTTATGAACGAAGCCCAACAACAGTTCCATCAATCCATCATCGATCAGATCGTCGCTCTGGCCACGCCGAAGAACACGGAACGGTTCCAACGCTGGCTGCGGCCGCAGCCGACGACGAAGCTGATCGACCTGCGGGACGCCTATCGCCGCGATGCGGCGCGGCAAAGGACGGAGGCGCAACGGACGCCCTATCCGATCAAAGTCAACCGGTTCGAGGAGAAGCGGCGATGAAACCGCGTTTCCCTGGCTGGAAGATGTCCGTGAGCCAGCACCATCAATACATCCGGCTTTGGACGGCGGCTTGCGCCGCCCAAGGTTGGGACAAGCTTCCCAGCAAAGAGCGCGACGCGAAACGGAAAGAGGTCCATGCGCGGGTTTTTGGTTTCGCGATCTCGGCCACGGACATCGACGGCCGCAAAGGTTGCGATGCGATCTTCGGCGCTTTCGAGGAGTTGGCCAACCGCGTCGCCAAGCCCGTGGATGGGGAGCGGCGGCGGCTGATCCATGTGGCGGCGGAGCGGATCGACGTCCTCGCGGCGGCGACCTCGCTCAACTACGTTGAAACCCTCTTGAAAGAGCGTTTCAAGCTGGTGCGTGGCATCCGCTCCATCGGCGATCTTTCCAACGAAGACCTGCTCAACCTGCTTCGCACAGTCAATTCGAGGATTGACGCGCAGACACCGGCGACGGTCGCATCCAACGAGCCCTGGTGAAGACGTTTTTTAACAGGAGCACACAGAGGAAACGAGTGAAGCCACTGGCGCTTGATCTATGTTGCGGAAAAGGTGGGTGGGCCAAAGGGCTGATTGCCGCAGGCTGGAATGTAATCGGTGTCGATAATAAAGACTTTTCCGGCGCATATCCCGGCTTATTCGTCCTCTCCGATTTGTTGATATGGAGAGATTTTCGTAAGCTTAAGCCCGATCTAATCGTTGCGTCGACTCCGTGTGAAGAGTTTTCACGACACGGAATGCCGTGGACGCGCAAGCGCAATCCGCCTCCCCCCGATTTGCGGCTTTGGCATCGAGCCCAGTATATCGCCGGAGTTCTTTCGGTCCCGCTTGTTCAGGAAAACGTGCGCTTCGCCCAACCGTTCGTCGGCAAGGCCGTTGCCAATTGCGGACCGTTTTACCTATGGGGAAATGTTCCATCACCACTGCCCAAGTTTAGAGGCAAACCAAAGCAATCATATGGCTCCAAACAACAAGTAGAACGGGCGGTGATCCCTTTCGACCTGGCCTTTTGCATAGGAGAGTTTTTCAAATGAAAGCGCCCAAGCAAATCAAGCTCGATATGCCGGTTGTGCGGCGCTGTCCGCCGCAATACCTCAAGGACGGCCCGCTAAGCGATGGCGACCCGTTCCCGTTCGGCGCGGCGCGTCGCAACGGGCTGCGCATGTGCCAGGTCGATCTGAAGTTCTACCGCTGGTTCCTGCAGCAGCCGTGGGCGGCGAAGTGGCCGCGCGTGCAGGAATACGCGCTGGAGATTCTGCGCCCGGAGCGTGAAGCCGTCGCGGCGGCAAGCCGGAAGCCCCGCGCGGTCGCGCCGGCGCCGAAACCGAGCGCGGCGGCGAGCCAGGCGGCGTTCGAGGAATTTAAACGTCAAACAAAAGAACTTTTAACAGGAGGAAACAGAGAATGAGCAAGACAACTAAAATTCAATGGGCGGATGCGACGTGGAATCCTTGGATTGGCTGCACCAAGGTAAGCGCGGGCTGCAAAAACTGCTACGCGGAGAACACAACGCGGGCGAGGGTCTTGAGGACCGAGGGCAAAGAGACATGGGGTAAGGGCGCGGCGCGGCAGAGGACGAGCGCGGTGTATTGGAGACAGCCATTCCGGTGGCAGGATGAGTATTGGCGGGAATTGAACGACTACAACAGTCTTTCGATCAATGGTCAGCAGCATTGTTCTCCACCACGTCAACCGCGTGTGTTCCCTTCGCTCTGCGATTGGCTGGATGAGGAAGTTTCAATCGAATGGCTGGCGGATTTTCTCAGGCTGATCCACGACACGCCGAATCTTGACTGGTTGTTGTTGACTAAACGGCCTGAGTTGTGGAGCGCCCGTCTCCATCGGGTTGTGCGCGAGATTCACGACGGAACGGATGAGTTCGTGAGCCAATGGCTCGATGGAGATGCGCCTAAAAATGTTTGGGTGTTGGCGTCGGTGGAAAATCAGGAGGAGGCTGACAAGCGCATTCCTAAGTTGTTGAATATTCCGGCGACGGTGCGCGGTTTAAGTGTCGAGCCGATGCTGGCGCCGGTTGACATCGCCTCATGGGGATGGCGAAACATATCGCCAGATCAACCGAGGATGGATTGGGATTGGGTGATTGTAGGCGGTGAGAGCGGCCCGAATGCGCGGCCCTGCGATGTGGCCTGGATCGAGGGCATAATCGGGCAATGCAAAGAGTCTCGGGTTCCGTGCTTTGTCAAACAGCTTGGGCAGAAATCTTACCGTTGCGGTGTCTCCGGCATCGGAAGTCCTGACGGCCATAATTTTCGTATTCGTCCAATGGGACTCAAAGACAAGAAGGGCGGCGACCCGCTGGAATGGCCGTTGAATTTATGGGTTCGCGAATTCCCCCGCCCGATAATTAAAAATTGATTGACAGTTTTGCGATGGCGGCTACCGTCCCTTCCGCCAGCGCAGGAGGAAACGGTCTTCCTGCGCTTTTTGTTTGTCCCAGCGCCGGACCGGCAAGGGGCGATCCTCGGTTTGACAGATTCCAAAAATAGATGCCACGGAGCGTAAGCAGCCAGCCGTTCCCATGACCTGACCAGCCCTCAGGTGTTTCTCTGTTCTGCGACGGGACAAACCCGGACAACTCAGAACTTAAACACCCTATGAAAAAAACAGCACTCCTTGGGCTTGCGCTCTGCGCGGGCATTCTGGCCGGTTGCGCTTCGCAATTCGGCGTTTCCATCAGCGGCAACGTCGGTGGCAAATCCGGCTCGGTCAGCGTCGATCATCAAACCAACGGGGTCACAGCCATCTCGGGCGGCTACGGTTCCAACTCCGTCAGCACGGTGGTTGACCTTCCCACGAAGTAAGTCCGAGAGCCGGACTGGCCATCTATGAACCTTCCCTGTTTTCCGAAGCAATCGACGAGGCGACCGTTGATCCTCGCGGCCGTCGCCGTGGCATCCGCCACGCTGGTGGCCGGGTGCGCGATCCCGCGACGTGAGGCGAAGAGCTCGCATGTCATCGAGCGTTTCGACAATCGCCCGGATGGCTTGATCTCGCGCGAGGAGTGGACGGACGTGGAAGCGGGCGGGGGCTGGTTTTTTGGAACCGACCCGCAGGTGTCCACTATGGTGGCGATCCACACCAATCAATCCGCCCTCGGCGGCGGCTCGGTGTTTACGGCCGGATCGTTGAGCTCATCCATCGACACCAACCTCGCCAACGACATCGGCGCCACGGGCACGGCGGTGGGAAATGTGGTGGGCGCGGCGGCCAAAGCCGCAGTCAAGTAATGAGTGGCCATCCTCCGCAAACGCCTTTGCTTGACGCGTCGCTCAAGCAAAAGCTCGCGACCGTGGAAAAAGAGTTGGAGCTGAAGGAAAAAGAACGCGTGTTGCTTGAGAACTCCTTGAGGGACCGCGAGCGCCAGTGGAATGAAGCGATGGCGCGTTGCAGCAAGCTTTCGGCCCTGATCGTGAGCATGGCGGCGGAAAGGTTTGGTCAACGCCTGTGACACCCTACCAGCCCATCCTAGCCCGCGATTTGTTGTCGGCTTCGGCGGCCGCCTACGCGCCCAGCGGCAACCTGGTCAAGCGCATCGAGGAGCGTTCGACCGAGACGATGGTGGATATCCGGTGCGGAGAAAAATGCGTCGTCGTCGCCTTTCGCGGAACGGCGGACGTGCGCAACTGGCTTACCGACCTGGATTGCCAGAAGGAGGAATACGTCCTCATCGGCCATTTGGGACAAACTTCTTCCCGCCTTTGCGGTTTTCACGTCCACGCCGGTTTCCTGGAAGCGTGGCTCTCGGTCAAAGCCGATCTGCTCGATTGCCTGTTGGACCATCGCGGCAAGAAAATGTGGATCACCGGGCATTCGCTGGGAGGAGCGCTGGCGCAACTGGCGGCCCTTGATCTCTTCTTCAAACCGAACGCGCCCTCCATCGCGGGAGTCTATACCTTCGGGCAACCGCGCGTCGGGAACGCGGCCTTCGCCGCGTTCTACAACGACATCCTGAAGGACCAGAGCTATCGAGTGGTCCACGCCAACGACATCGTCCCGCGCGTGCCCTGGTTGTTGAACAGCTATTGCCACGCGGGCCATGAAGTGTTCTACCCGCCGCCGCGCGACGGCGAGACGCCCTTTATTATTGACCTTGGACGCCTGGCGCATTTGCTGGCGGACGCTCGGGGGATGTGGCGCACGGTGCGGCACGGTCAGGACGTGCTCATCTCCGATCACTTCGTGGCGAACTACGTCAAACTATTTTCCGCTGTCAAGTAATGGAATACTCTGCCGCCCCTAACGAGATCAAAGCGTGGCTGGAATGCCTGGCTTGGTTCAGCGCACTCGTGTTTCTGGGTGTTCATATTTACAAGGCGTTGAAGGGAAAGCCTGCGCCTGCGCCACAACCTCCGAACGAATCGCTCAAGCTTGAAGTCGAGCAGTTGAAAGATCGCATCACCAAGCTGGAGAAATCCAGTGTCGCTCTTTGGTGCAAGCTCGACACGGACAAGACGGAAATCCTCAAGGCGGGCGAAGACCGCGCGGTCAAACTCCACGACCGCATCAACGTCATTCTTTCGGCGGTCTCGGAGCTTCGCGGCGTTGTCAGCCAAATGAACCACGATTGATATGGACCCGAACCGCTTTGTTTCGATCCGCGCCAACATCGCCCAGGTGTTGAGCCAGTGCGAGCCGTATCTGGTTCCGCTCGGGCAACTCCGCGCCGAACTCAATCTGCAATTGCGGCCGCCCGCGATGTTGGCGGAGTTCGACTACGTCATGGCCCGGATGGAGAACGCCCGGCAGGTGATCCTGTCGTCGGTCGCGAATGAAGGAATCAAAGCCAAACTGACCGACGAGGGGCGGGCGGAACTTGTCAAATAGATGTATGCCCAAGCCCAAAGGAATTTGCGAGACGGAGTTGAGCGAAGAGCAGCAACTGAAGCTGATCGACTGGCTGATCAACGAGGCCATCGAGTATCGGCCGGCGGCGGCGCGGATCGAGGCGGAGTTTGGCGTCAAATGCTCCAAGGACGCTGTCAAAACTTTTTACGACAATGTCTGCTGGCCGCTTGTCTTGGAGCGGCGCTCTCGTGCGCGGGACCAGGCATCGCGCCTGGAGGCCACCTTGGAAGAGGACGAGCGGATCGAGACGGCGATGTTGTCGCAGCTCAAGCAACGGGCCTTCGAGATCATGCTGAAACCGAACCCCGACCCCAAGGAGGTCGTGGCGTTGCTTTCAATGGCCTTGAAGGCGCGGGACCAGAAACTCGACCAGGCCAAGCTCGCCCAGGAGAAAAGCAAATTCGATTTGATGTTGCGGAAATACGAAGACCAGTTGGCGAAGGTGCGCGAGATCGCGACGGCGGCGCAGGCCAAGGGCGGCCTGACGCCCGAGACGCTGGCCAAGATTGCGGAGGCGGCGAAGCTTTTATGAGCGAGATACTGCTCGATAAAAAAGATGACGGCGAGGGTAGCGCTGCGGCCGTTGCCGACGCACCCCGCCGTCATCCCGGTAACGCCAAGATTGTCCCGCCGGAGACGTTGCTGCTGCCGTTCCAAAAGAAATGGGTGGAAGACAAGGCGCGGCTCAAGATCGCGGAGAAGTCGCGCCAGATCGGTTGGACGTGGGCGACGGGTTTCAGCCTGGTCATGCGGCAGAGTTTGAAGGACGCAAAGCATGACGCGTGGATATCCTCGCGCGACGATCTGCAGGCGCGGCTCTTCCTGGAAGACTGCAAGAATTTCGCGACGCTGCTTTCGATTGGAGCGGATGATCTGGGCGAGCGCGTGATCGACACGACCAAGAATTCCGCCTACGTGCTGCAGTTCGCCAACGGGAAGCGGATCAATTCGATGTCGAGCAACCCGGACGCGCAGGCGGGCAAGCGGGGTTCGCGCGTGCTCGATGAGTTCGCGTTGCATCCCGATCCGCGCAAGCTCTACAGCATCGCCTATCCCGGAATCACCTGGGGCGGTTCGCTGGAGATTTTTTCCACGCATCGCGGCTCAGCCAATTTCTTCAACGACCTCATCGTCGAGATCAAACACAAGGGGAACCCGAAAGGGTTCAGCTTGCACACCGTCACCCTCCAGACCGCGCTCGATCAAGGCTTCCTGGCCAAGCTTCAAGCGAAGCTGCCGCCTGACGACTCCCGCCAGGCGATGGATGAGGCCGATTATTTCAACTTCATCCGGGCCGGTTGCGCGGATGAGGAAAGTTTCCAGGAAGAGTTTTGCTGCAACCCCTCGGACGATAACGCCGCCTTTCTCAGCTACGAACTGATTCAGAGTTGCGAATATAAACCGGGCGAAGCCTGGGAGTCCGAGCGCCGGACGGGCGATTCTCCCAAGGGCGAGTTTTACGTCGGCGTCGATGTGGGGCGGGACAAGGACCTGACGGTGATCTGGGTGGTGGAGAAACTGGGGGACATGCGCTTCACGCGCGATGTCATTACGCTTGACAGAAAGGCTTTCGATGAACAGGAAGATGTGCTCTACCGCATCCTCGAAAAGCCTGGCGTCCGCCGTTGCTGCATCGATCAGACTGGCCTCGGCCGTCAATTTGCGGAGCGGGCCATCAAACGGTTCGGCCAATACAATGTGGAAGGCATCCACTTCACCGGGCCGGTCAAAGAGGAGCTCGCCTATCCCGTCCGCGCCGCCTTCGAGGACAAGACCGTCCGCATCCCGAGCGACAAGGTGATCCGGGCCGATCTGCGTTCGATCCGCAAAGAAACCACCGCCAGCGGCAACATTCGTTTCACCGGCGAGCGGACCAAGAACGGGCATGCGGACCGGTTCTGGGCGCTGGCCCTGGCGTTACACGCGGCCAAGACGCAGGGCGGCGGCTACTGGGGGAAAGTGGTATGACGCCCGGTTATCTCGATTTCGACGGGGCTCGGAATGCGCTTCGGTTTCCTCCTGGCGCGGGCTGGGCTTCCGTCGATCCCTTTTCCCTTGGCGACCATCATGTCGGTATTGCGTCGGCGCTGAATCCGCTGGTCAGAATGTACGCCGGAGCCCGTAAGCGCATAAAAGCAGGGTTCAAGGCCGCCAGGGGACTTCGCTTTAAAACGGCCCAGGACGATTTGGGCGCGGCCATGAGCCGGAAATCGGCTCTCGACGCCCCACAAGCCCGGCTTCAATGCAATGCAAGCGTATTAAACGCGAAGGCTGAAGGTCGAAAATGGCTATTTTTGACCAGCCTTGAACCCATCTTATGGCCCCACAACGGGTCTTGTGCCCAACCGATGGGGGTATGGCGGTGAATTTCGCGCAGGCCATCGAACTTGCTGCCGGGGTGAAACCGGAGTTCCGGGAGGACACCTTTCGCCGCCTTCTTCCCAAGGTCAAGTCCGGGGCGCCGTTCCCGTTCAACAAGCTGATTCCGTATGACGCGGTGGGCGGCGAACACCTGAACCATCCCTACAAACAGAGCGCCTGGGTGCAACGAGCGATTAAGAAGATCGCCGGGCCGATCTCGGCCGTTGATCTGAATTTCACGCTGGGCGAAGAAGCGTTCAATGATCCGATCCTGGATGCGTTCTGGGCCAACCCGGCCATTGACGGTTCGGGACGGATGACGCGGGCGGACTTCGTTGAAGCGAGCATCGGCTGGCTGAAGCTCGAAGGGGAGTTTTTCTGGATCATGGACGATACCTGGCTGGGACCGTTTCCCAACGCCTCGCGCGTCTCGCCGCTGATCATCGCCCGTCCCGATCACATGCGGCATATTGTCAACAATAGCCAGATCATCGGCTGGGATTACGTGGATGCGGGCGGCAAACACATCGCGCTTCTGCCCGAGCAAGTGATCCACTGCAAAATGTGGAATCCCTACGACCCGTTTCGCGGCTGCTCGGAAATGCACGCGGCCAAGGATGCGGCGGAAGGCGATTTCATGGCGGGCAAGTTCAACAAGAACTTGATGGCGAACAACGGCGACCAGGGCGTTTTCATCGTGGCCAAGGGAGGGATGCCGGATGACACGCAACGGCAAATGATGATTGACATGATCCGCGAGAAGCGCGAACTCGCGCAACGCGGACAATTCCGGGCGGCGTTTCTCGTGGGCGACGTGGAAGTGCAGGACCCGAAGATCCACGTGCCGGACGCGGCATTCATCGCCGTGCGCCTGGAGAACCGGCACGAAATCTACATGGCCTTCGGAGTGCCGCCGAGCATGGCGGACGTGCAGGCGAGCTACAGCATCGGCTCGGCCAGCGACTGGTTCATGCTCATTACCGAGACGTGCATTCCCTCGGGCGGGAAGCTGTGCAACGCCATTGATCGTGCGGCGCGATTGCAAACCGGCAAGGACGTGCGGTCCGCGTTCAATTGGAACGAACACCCCGTGATGCAAGCGGTACGGCGCGAGCGCACGGACACGGCGCAAAAGTATTTCCAGATGGGCGTGCCGATGGACAAGGTGAACGAATACCTCGGCCTCGGTCTGCCCAAATACACCGGCTGGGAACGCGGCTATCTGCCTGCAACGCTGGTCCCGGTGCAGGAGGAATTGCCGCCTCCTCCTGAGGACGATCCGACCCTGGAAGAGCCGACCGGCGATGACGACGTGGCGCTCATGCTCAAGGCGCTGGACCCGCTCGAAGGCATGAGGCGAGCCCTGGCTGCGCCCAAGCCGCTGGCGCTCCTGGCGCTGAACGGTTGTTGCTCTCGCGCGGTGAAAGACGGGTTGCTCGTGCGCGTGGCGACTCCCAAGGAAATGGCGCAATGGCGGGCGTTGCAATTGCAGCGGTCGGCGACGCGACGGGCCTACATCGCCAAGATCGGCAAGGTTCTTTTCGAGGCGCGGGCGGAAGTCCTGGCGAAACTGGAAGCCCGGCAAAAAAGTATCGAGACAAAATCCGTCGCGTCGGACTTGATGTTCGACCTGCACGATTTCACCTCGAAGCTTTTCGCCTCGATCCGGCCCGTGACCGAGAATGCGCTGCAGTCGGCCGGAAGCGAACTGTTCGAGGAAGTCGGGCTCAACCCGAGCGACTTCAGTTATTCGCCCGAGGCCGCGCTGCAATTCGTCAAGGAGCGCGAGTTGAAGCTGAAGAACGTTCCCCAGGAGATTTCGGACGGAGTGCGCGACACCATCGAGGACTCGCTGGAAAACGGCGACTCGATTGCCGACACGGCGGACGCGGTGCGGGCGAAGTTCAACGAGATATCCAAGGGCCGCGCGACCGCGATTGCCACCACGGAAACAGGCGTTGCATACGAGTCGGCGCGGGATAAGGCGATGAAAGCGGCTCGGATCGGCTGGAAGAAATGGTTGACCAGCGGCAACGCCAACGTCCGCCCCACCCATGCCGAGGCGGACGGCCAAATCGTCGCCGTGACTCAGCCCTTTGAAGTGGGCGGCGAAGAACTCCGCTTCCCCTGCGATCCGCTCGGTTCCCCTGGGGAAGTCATCAACTGCCACTGCGTCTCCGTCCCGAGCACGAAAGGTCCCACCGCATGAAGAAACTCACCCGCACGATTACGCCGCAAGTCAAAGTCATCGATGCCGCTCGCGGCATTTGCAACTACGTCGCCTCGAACCAGACGATTGACTCCTACAACGAAGTCATCATGGCGACGGGCTGGCGCTTCACTGATTTTGCCAAGAACTCCCCGTTTGTTGACAGTCACAATTATTCCACCATCAGCCAACTGGTGGGCAAGGTCATCGACTTCCGCGTCGAGGGATCAGACCTGATTGAAACGGTGCAATGGGCCATCGATGTCCCCGAGAACACGCTGGCGCAATTGGGCTGGAAGATGACGGTGGCGGGCTACTTGAAAGCGGTGTCGGTCGGGTTCATGCCGACGCGGACCGTGAACCGTTGGGACGCCGATCCAAAGGGATACCAGGACGCGTGCAAGCAACTCGGCTTGACTGATCCCGCGACCGCGCCGCGCACGATTTACCTCGAACAGGAGCAGCTCGAACTGAGCGCGTGCATCATCGGTGCCAATCCCGACGCCCTGGCTTGCGCGAGGTCTCTCGGCTTCAGCGAAGCCGAGATCAATAAACTTTCCTGCGAAGAACGAAGCGAACCCGCCCCCGCGACTGACGAATCTGCTCTCGTCGTTTGGGCCAGAGAGCAGACGCAACGGAGCTTCCTCGAAAAACTGAATCCAAAACAATAATTGACAATGAATCGTTATCGAAAAAATCACCGCGCCGCGCTGGGAGCTTATTTCCTGGCCGGTCTGTTTCTCACCGCGTTTGTCGCGGTCCTCGCCATTGTGTTCCTTCATCCGCATGTCATTCCGCTCGTGGGAGGGGGCGGCATCGCCGTGCTCTTCCTTTCCGGGACCGTGCTAACCACGGAAGAGTTCCAAACGACCGTGCTGGGCGGCGTGAAGAAGCTGGGAGAGCGTCAAGAGGAGTTTCAGAAATCGACCGAGAAACTGCTTTCCGACACCGACCGGCTCGACAAGGAAACCAAAAAATCCTTCGAGGAATTGCGCAAGGTCGCCAACGACCAGGATGCCGCGCTGAAGGCGTTGCAGAAGATCCAACTGAAGCTGCACGAAGAATCGTTGGCGGCCGGTTTCGATCCCATCCAGCGGATCGTGCGCGATGAGCGCAAGCGCGGGATTATGAACGCGGTGGTCCGGGCGGCCATGTGCGACAACGACTCCGAATACAAACGCTTCGTCACGCCGATCCTGAAGGCCATTGGCGAAGATTCCGGCGAAGGCGCGACGTTGATCGTGCTGCAGCTCTACAAGGAAATCTACGACACGCTCGCCGAGTATGGCGACTGGTCCACGCTCGGCGTGCGCCGCCTGGGAACGAAGATCACCAACTTCCCGATCAAGAGCGCTCGGGCGGTGGCGAACTGGATCAGCACGGAAGCGGCCGCGATCGCCGACGACACCAACGAGGCTGGCTCGACGATGACCCTCACGGTCCTCCCGAATGCGGTTCTGCTCAATGTCTCGCGCCAGTTGATCGAGGACTCCGAGTTCGATGTCACCTCGATGGTCATGGACGACTTCCAGGAAGCGTTCAACCTGCGCCTGGACACGGCCGCGTTCATTGGCAGCGGGACCAACGCCAGTGTCGCGGTGGACGGCGGATTCACCGGGTTGTTTACCGGGACCGTGCAAGTGAGCGCGGCCCTGGGCAACGTCTCGGTCGAACAACTGGCCTATGACGATCTGCTCAAATGTTTGACAGCCGTTGCGCCGATTGTCCTGAAGCGCAAACCGTGCTGGTGGGTGCATCCGCAGATGCTGGCCCGGCTGATGTCGATCAAGGACAATAACGGCCGCCCCATCTTCCTCGGCGCTCTTGAAGCCCCGAGCTACGGCGCCATCGGGACGATCCTCGGCTTCCCGGTGATCCCGGTCTTTGTCGCGCCGAACACGGACGCGCCCGGATCGCCGGTCATCGCCTTTGGCGACCGCAACACGCAAGTCGTTGGCATCCGTCAGGACTTTGTCTTTGAGGCCAGCGACCACTATCGCTGGAACACCTTGGAGCGTTCCTTCCGCGCCTACGGCCGGGCGGCGAGCGGGACGCGCATTCCCAACGGCGGATCGACCCTCAGCACCTCGGCGCGTTAATCGCAAACAAACAGAAACCTCAACCTATATTTGACACTATGGCACTGAAATCCGACACCTTGCAGGGCGGCGCGAAGCGCGAGCCCATTCACTTCAAACGCGAAACGGGCAAGAAAATTGCCAAGGAGCGCACGAAGAAAAATCCGGCCGAGATCGAAGACGCGGAGGCGAACATCAAAGCCGTCGCCTCCAAGCATTGCCTGATCGACAAGCACACGCTGGCGCCGGGAGACACCGTTGACGTCACCGAGGATGAATTGAAAGCTCATCCCTGGCTGGCCAAGGTGGCGCTGCTGATTGCGTTGCTGACGCTCCTTTGCACGGGGGCGCAGGCGCAAACCTACAACGCCAATCAGCTCATCCCGGCGAACACCAACAATCCCTGGTATTCCCCGACCATTGGCGCCATCCCCGATTTTATCGCGGGCGGCACAGAGGTGACCAACGGATTCCCTGGCGGCGCGACAAACACGGCCGTCTTTGGAACGAACCTCGTCAGCCTGGTGAAATACGATCAGATCGTTTGCCAGATCACCTTCAACCAACTGGGCGGCGCGTCGGTGGGAACGGCGACAAACTACGTCTTCCTCTATCCGTCCGCAGACGGAGTGAACGTGGACACGAATCACCCGGTTGCCACGTTCTCGGTTCCGACCGTTGCGAGCACGAACGGCATCCTGGTGACGAACCTCAATAACACCGTCATCGGCAGCATTGGCTACGTGCAGGCGGGAGTAGGCAGCCCGACCGGCGGCAACACGACAACCAACCTCACCATCCAGTTCTTCGGAAAGCCGAAGCGGAACGGTTGATGATTCACGGGGGCTGGGGCCGCAAGGCCCCGGCCCTTTCTCCAAACCCATGAACGAGCACATCAACAATCGAATGGTAAAGCCCGAGGACACGGTCACACGGGAACCCGAGGCACGCCCTCGCGCCTCGACCTCGGACATCTTGCAGCCGCCCACGCGCACGCGGCGCGGGATCTGTCAGCAATGCGGCAAACCCATCGCCGTTTGCGATTGTCAATCAGAACAATGAACGTCGGCCTTTCCAATCTCACTTCGCTGAAGGCGCAATTGCTGGCGCCATCGCTTCGCGCCGACACGGATTACGACGCGACCATTTCCGCCATCGGCCTCGGGGTGGCCAATCAGATTGACCGCTACTGCAACCGTAAGTTCGCCTACCAGGCGAGCGAGCAGGATCAGTTTCGCGCCGACCGACGGCACTGGTATTTGCGGCGTTATCCGGTGGTCTCAATCATTTCCTGCCAGCGCCAGGACACCCTAACGGACGGTTGGACGAACCTCGCCGTTTCCGATCTGATCCAGCAATGGAACCTGAACAGCGGCTACGTTTCCTTCATCGCGCTGCAGGGCTACGAATTTTCCCAACTGCTGATTACCTACCAAGGGGGATTTTTCTTCGAGACGCTTGAGCCGGGCGATCCCGGTTATCCGAGCCCGGTTCCCACAGGCGCAACGGCGTTGCCCAATGACGTCCTCTTAGCGTGGTTTTTGCAATGCCAGAACATTTGGCGGCAGTGGGACAAGCTCGGCAACCAGATCGCCGACAACCCCGAAGGACAGACGAGCGCGCAAAACATCAAGCTGGCCGCAGCCGTCAAGGAAATGCTGGACCCGCACCGGAGGCTTTCCGCGACATGAACGCGCTTCTTTCACCCAAAAGCCGCGAACTCCTGGCGCGATTGCGCGACAACGAGGGATTGCGCAAGCAGCTCTGCCAGACGTTGGACGATCAGAACGAAATCACCATCGGCGTGGTCAAAGAGAAATTCCTTTCCTCTCCAGGACCGAACACGCTCGGAGTCCGCACGGGTTTGCTTCGCCATAGCGTCAACAAGATTCCCGCGACCGTCAGCGGCAACGTGCTGCACTCGGCGGTCGTCTCCAATGTCCGCTACGCGGCGGTCCATGAATTTGGTTTCCACGGGACGGTGACCGTTCGCGCCCACTCGATGCGCGTGGCACTGAACGACCGCTACGACGTGGACGGGACGCAAGTCAACTACATCACGGCTTTGCGGGCCGGTTTGCTCTCGCGCAACCAGGCGAGCAAGGCGGCGCAAGCGTCGGGCAAATACACCTTCACCGGCAAAGGCAAACGCGGCGCGAAACAAACGGCGGTGGGCGGCGTGGTCACTGTGGCGGAACACTCGATGACAATGAATATCAAGGCGCGGCGTCCATTCGGGCAGGGGATTCAGGAACGCCTGCCCGCGACCGCTCGGGCGCTGGGACGGACCATCGTGGCGTTTTGGAACGGAGGCGCGAAGTGAGCCTAATCCTGCAGGCGCAAAATGATCTGGCAGCGGCGCTCTTAAGCGAAGCGGCCTTTGCGAAGATCGCGGTGGCGACCTATCGCAGCATGGTCACCAGCCAGGAGATTGCGAAGAAACTTCCCCATGTCGCCGGACGGCAGCCGGTGATACCAGGGCCGATCTATAAGGGGTGCGGCATCATCGTGAACATGCCGACGCGCCGGGGCATTCTGGCGAACGTCACCCCGCCGCAATCGTGGTGGATTTATAGTTTTGACGTCGTTGAGCAGCCGGAAATCAACTTCCTCATCCACGGCACAAAAATGACGTGCGAGGAAGTTTCCGAGGCGGTCATCACGAAGTTTAACAACTTCCAGATCGAAGGCCTCGGGCTGCTGCAGGTTTCGGATGAATCCATCGCGCCGGTTCCCGGTCTCGCGGAGATTTATCCTGGC